ATATCTCCAAAAGCAGGAAGTACATACTTTTAATCCTGGGTACATCGTTCTGTAACATACATCAAAATTGGGGCAATTTTCTTTGATCATTACTATATTGTTGGAATAAACTGCCACTGTAAATCGCGGCATATCTTCTTCCAGATTACATCCTGTTGATATAACTTCTCCTTGGACTTGAGGAGAGGGAAGTATTGAAGGTATTCATCTTCCCCCAACAATTCACAGAATTTATAGAGGACGTAGGAGTAGCTGAGAAAGTTCTTTCTCTCTGAGGGGCAGTTATCATCGAAGGGTTTCTGAATATCCTTAAACATGATACGCAATCTCTCTTCTAATTCCTGGGGCATATTGGGAGCTTTGATACCATTGAGAATATTCGTTATATATGGCACGTGTTCATAGTACTTATTGAGTCTCAATTTCTTAAGAAGTCCTCTAATCTTTGCGTGTGTGATCTCATCCAATTTCTTAATTTTTATCTTCTTGAGCTCTGATCTCAATTGTTCCATGACTTCGGGTGGTATTGTGGTCATCTCTTGTGCTTGAAATTGACTGAGCCATTCATTAAAATGATTCTCCCTCTTATAGCTATAGTTGACAACTTTCTCCGATGTCTCTTGTTCTTCCCTATATGTCAGTTCTTCGCTGATAAGACAAGCTAGTACTAGACCACAAGAGTCGCACACTAATTCACTTGTATCTTGAATGTGAATGACATTACTTGTGGAACATACCCCGCATTGCTCTACTATACGTTCTCTATATCTGGCTATATTTTGATTCTCTACTTCTATGAGATAATCTCGAAATATATCTTTTCGTTGAAGACCAACTGTTTCTTTGACATTGAAAACATTGTCTGTGTTTGTCGTTTCCTCTAAATCATCGGCATATTGATTCATGTAAGGCATACAACTAATCATATAATCTGACATTTCGGATTCGTACCTTCTTTTATTGGTGGGATCGGTCTCAATAAGACGAGTCCAATTCTCAATCTTATTGTTATACCTACTTAAAAAGTTTCCCTCCATTATAGTTAAGAATGCTGTTCAAACTTTTAAGTAATGTTTTATATTATTACAAAAAGTTGGTCACACCTCGGGACTATTCCATAATATCAGAAGAGTTGGAATACAAGATTGACTATAGAATGAAGTATCATGTGGATGATCCGTTTTGGGAGGGTGAGAGTAAAGACTGGGATGGTACTTTAGACGAATACCATGTGTACGTCACAGGAAAACCATTTAGACATACAATAGTTCCACAGAATGTCAAAGATCTCAAGGTGAGGATTAAATATTGGTATGATGGAAAAGTCTACAAATCAATATCAAATAATATAAACTTCAAACCTGGTGAAGTTGAAGAGGGTGGGATGGTTTTTACAATTCCTTTGAGTAGTGCGTGGATTGTGGATCATGACGATAAACCACAAGTAGACATTACTGAAAAGGTGAAGAGATACACGGGACCGAGAAATGATTTTCATGGTGAAAAGGTTGCGTTGAAGGATTTTCTGTATTACACAGGTAAAACTCTAAAAAAGAAGTTTCCTAAAATAATCATTTCAAATTCACTTGGAATGAAAAAGACTTTACTTACCACTGAAGATTTTACAACTGATCTTCGGATACCTTAGTTGCCAGGTAAAACTTGAGTTCACCCAAATTAGCAACGTTGTATTTTAGAATCAAAAATCTATTACCCTCTTCCTGCATAATTTGCAAAGACGAACACATACTCGTCGCCTTTGTAAATATATTCAGATACCTGAGAGAATAGAGACCTGTAATTTCCGGGCTTTCATCGGGACACTCAATACTCGTCGCTTGATTTGCAAAGTCACCTTCACAGTGAAGTCTCAACTCCTTACCAACTCGTGTAATCTCAATGTCTGAACCAATGTTTGACATATCTCGGCACAATCTTTGAAAGTCGGCAGATGGGAGAGTTGTAATACTTGTCATCGTAACATCTGGAACTTCGATACGACTTTCATTGATATCTAAAAGTTTGAGTTGAAACTTCGTACTTGTCTTCTTGGATTCGCTCATGATTTCAATATCCATACATTCCTTTGAATTGATTTCAATGGTGAGAACATCACTGTTGGTAATGGTTTTCAAAAGTTTGAACGTATTTGAAATGTTGATGCCAGCGATAATCTCTTCCTGTTCACAGTGATATTCCTCAAAGTTGTCAGCAGACAAGAACATATCAATGAGGGAAGTTCTCGCGGTATCCAGTGTAACAATATACATACCCTGAGGTCGAAAGTAGATGTTTACATCATTGAGAATGTCCTTTAGTACTTCAAATGTAGATTTTACAGCCGAAGCCTGGATCGTTACCAATCTCATAACTAATAAATAATGTGCGTTAGATCTTTAAATCTGTTCATTGTACGCGAGTCCCTTACTCACATCGCGACTAATCTTCTCTTCGAGTTCCCTTGTCATAGCTGGCTGAAGAGATTGTCCATAATTGTCTAATGCGAATATATCAGCATCATTATCACCTTCATCAAGTGTTGTCATTGAACATGATCCGGAGAAACCCCAGTGGTTAAGTTCCTTGTTTGGTAAAAGTGAATCCAACCAGTTCTTAATTTCGTTACCAACCAGTATTTTACCATTTTTGGTCAGCATCGTGGGTACTCGATTGATTTTGTTTCTATACGCAGGTGGAATACCTTGTGTATTTACATTGTGGTAACTCACAAGCTGCTTCAATTGTTGGTGCTGGTTGATGTACTCAATGACTTCCATGGAATGTTTACACCTTGGGCTGTATATGAGTAGTGACATCTCTAATATCTATAGGGTATTTTTCAAAAAAAAATTAACGCATAGTAGTAAAGATGAACTGGTCTTTGACGATCATTCTTATTGCCATTGTCCTGTTACTTACGGTTAGACGTGAACCATTCACAGAAGTCTTTGGTTTCTCAGGGTACAAAAAGCCAGTTGGAACAATTCGCTTTGACGACCCCAGACCAAACCTCATTGGTTACAGTCAGGCGGAAGCGGATGTTGACAACAACATGATGCAAGAGTTTGTGCTCCAAGCAAACAAAGAAATTTCAAAGCGTACTGGATTGTGTACCTATATTATCGAAACAACTTCAGTTAAGAAATTTGTCAAAGATGACAAAGTTGTGTATGAGTGTATGTTTATGACTGTTAAGAATAATGGTTTTGCCTTTGGTTTCTCTGTTGTTGCCTCCTATGAGGTTGTTAACGGTCAGGTGAAGTTGTTATCTCTCCGTTCTCAACCACTTGATGTTCAGACGGTGAGTGATGTTACTCCATTTGTTGAAGGTCAATCTGGTCAAGAGTTTGTGAAATACGACCTTGTCAAAGAAACAGCGGTTCCAACTCAAGGTGAGTTAGAAATGGCTAAAAATAAATTACAGTAATTATAATGCTCAGCATCAATGATATTACAAAAATTGATGACAAGAGAAAACAAATCAAAAAGGAGATTTATAAAAGAATCTACGAACAGTTTTCTCGTAAAATCAAACAATGTGTAGAGTTGGGTCATAAACAGGTATTCCTCGTAATACCTGTATTTGTAGTTGGGTGTCCAACATTTGATAGAGGTGCGGCAGCACGATATATCATGAGACAACTACAACTTGGAGGATTTATTGTACAACTTGTAAGTGATTACGAATTATACGTTTCATGGTCTGTACCCAAAAAGAAGAAACAACCTGTCGAAGAACAGGATGAAGGAGACTTTCCCAACCTTATGAACCTCAAGAAGATGGCGAACAAGTACAGGAGAGGTGCGTAGGAAGATAGTTATTAAAAAACCCCTTAATCATAAATGGACAATCTCAATATTTTGGTTGAAGCTCGACGCGAATATCTTGGTCAGCTTTACCTCATTATGTGTCCACCTATGATTGAAGTTTTCCACGATATGTACGATGAAGCGACTAAACTTTCCAAGGGACGAAAGACTCTCGTTATGTTCCAGAAACTCCTCAAGGAGGTGCCAAATTGGTCGAATGCCATGTCCAAGCAGCACAGTGACAATATCGCAAACCGATGTGCTTGGTTTAACGACCTTTTGGCGGCTGTTTTTGTGGCGTGTACGAAGATCCTCTCCGCTGTTCGTCTCAAGGCGGATAACAAGAAGATCAGTCTCAAACTCCCAACGAATGAAGTTTTTATCCAATCATGCTACAACAACGTGGCGAAAGATCTTTACAGAGATCCATATGTTTTCCACGAAGAACAAAGTGAATATATCCGCAACGACGAATTGACCAAACGGTTTTCAGTGTGTATTGAAGCGACTGTGAAGGAACTCATCCCAGTTCAGGAGATTCTCCAAACCTACATGTCCCAAGAAACTCGTGACATCGACCTCGATAGTCAGGTTCATGATAGCGAGGATCCAGATGTCTATGACGCGGGTGATGAGACTTTCCCAGAACCAGAGCCAGAGCCAATGATGGAGCCACTTCCAGAAGATGAACCAATGATGGGTGCCGAAGAGGAACCTTTACAACCTACTGGACTTGAGAATGAATTTAAAACTGTTCCAGGTGTCCAGGCTCCCGAACCCGAAATGCCCCAGGCTATGAGTGAACCAGAAGATGAAGGTGTATTCTTTGGAGATGCCCCAGAACAGCGTATAAAAAAAACTGCGTATAATTAAATGGAAGATCTATCCGAATATCTCCGAGACCCAGTAAGCGCCGCTTTTATTGCCGCAGGTATCACCGCCGCTTACATTCACGTCAAGGCTCAACTCAACAATGAAGGTAAATTGGAATTGAATAAGTATACCAAACCAGCCGCACTCAATGCGATCTTGGTGTACTTTATTGTTTCAAATGGTCTTGGACAAAGAGAGGTCATTTCTAATGATCCTTTCTAAACTTAAAGATTTAGCCCTAAAATTAAGAAAATGGCGTCTGTCACTGCGTTTAACGACATGCTCACCCAATTTCTTGTGGAATTGCACAAGACTTTTCCAGAGGAAAAAGGCATCAAGAAGATGACAACTTCGTTTGAATTGCTCAAACAAACAAACCCACGTCTCATCGTTGACGGATTTATGAAAGGTGTGACTCCATATGCTGACAAGATTTCGGCAAAGGATGAATCATTCCTTCTCGAAGAGATTGAGACTATCGATTTCCTTAAGGATCTCAACATCAAGAGTTATTGGGAACGAATGAGCCCTAATACGAAGGCTGCGACATGGCAGTATTTACAGACTCTCTACATGCTTGGTACCACTATTACCGCCATTCCAGCTGAAACCCTCAGTATGATTGAAGGTATCGCCAAGGAATGTGCGGATAAGATGGGCACCGATGGTGGTGAAATTGATCAGGATGCGCTCATGAAGATGATGGGAAGCATGCTTGGTGGGATGGGTAAAAAATAAACCTCACATTATACTAAATGAAGGCTTGGTTTGAAGATCCTCAGCAACTTATAAAAGCTGATCAAGTTTTACAATTCTGGCCTAACCGTGACCAGACACCAGAAGAACGAATTAACGCTGCGTCACGTTTTATAATTTATGCCTCCTGTGTCATTTATCTTACTCGTCGTGATCCACGTATCTTCATCTTGGGTGGAACCGTCTTGAGTGTTCTTTATGTTATGTACAAATCGAAAATGGTAAAGGAAAACTATGGTGTTCCAATTGATGGTGGTAATGGTTGTCAGTTGCCATCGTTAGATAATCCAATGGGTAACGTTCTTATTACCGACTATACTGACGCACCAAATCGTCTCCAGGCGTGTTACTACCCAACTGTGAAACCCCAAGTGAGTCGACTTTTAGATGACCGCATTTCATATGATGGTGGTCGATCCCGAACCTCGCTTCCACAATATCAGCGTAACGCTGCGGCTCGTCAGTTCATAACTTCACCCGTTTCTAAGATTCCAGGTGATCAAACCGCATTCGCTGAATGGCTTTATGGATCAAAGAATGGGCGAATGTGTAAGAGTCATCCAGAAATGTGTAACCCAGACGCTCGAGGTGTTCAACTTGAAGCTTTTGCTGGTATTGATTCTGCGGGTGATATTCGTGGTGGAATGTTCGGAGGTGGTAATGGTCCAGCTTAGATAATAAATATTCTTATGTAATAATAAATGGCGTATCAACTCCAACCTGGTCTCGCGATTGTTCAGAACACAGGTGCACTCCCATCAGTGAAAGCGACCGAAGAAATATTTGTATACCCTCAGCCCAGTTCTCTCAACTGTGGTGGTTGCCGACCAAACACTATGTTGTATGGTACGGCGCCATATATGGCGGGTAAGGGTTCTCCAGCGCAGTACATTGATGTGAGTGATCAACTTCGACCCCAAACAACTTCAAGATTTAACAAGGTTGTCGTTCCAACGTATGAACGCAACCTCTTTCCACTCTCCAATATGGAGTGTAAAGTACCTCTCCGTACTATGAGATACGAACCATCGAGTACTCGTGCTGAACTCCAGAACGGACTTTTCCAGCAAAGATACGCTAATAAAAATGTTACTAAAAAATAAGAATGGCTGATCCCATTTCCCTCGCAGCTATTGCTGGATTGGTCTACGCTGGTAGAACTTTGAGTAATAAACCAACTGTACCCGAACCACGAGTTCAAGTACAGGTTCAAACTCCACCTCCAGAAGATATTGTTCCACAGTTTCAAGAACGTGAATTTGAGGAAAGAGTGGAAGTTCCCCATAAGGTGGAAATGACCAGTTTCGCTGATATTGGTCGTCAGCAAAGAAGTGGTGGTCAGGAAATCCTTAACATGAGAAACCGAATGTATGACACAGGTCGTATGAATAACCTTTCACCCATTGAGAAGCAGTTGGTTGGTCCAGGTTTGGGTGTAAGTGCTGATACCCCAGCCACGGGTGGTTATCAACAGATGTTCCGCATCAACCCAATCAATGTTGGTGAGTACCGCCTCACGACTCTTCCAGGACGTTCAGGTCCAGCTGCCGATATTACAGGCGGTCGAAGAACTGGATTTGGTGAGATGACCCACAACAAACCGGAAACCACAGCCCACTTACCCTCTCGTCTCCCACCTATGGCAGGACGCGCTCAAGGTATGTCTGGTGCTGTACCAAGACAAAGTCACCAAAAGACTATGCGCTCCACGAACCGTGCGGAAACTGGACAACGCGCCGACGGTCTTGGTTTCAATGGTGCGAAGCGTTTTGTTTCAGCTCAAACGATGAGCCAAGATCCAACTCGATTTAAGGGTGATCGCAACGATGAGCAGTACATCTATAACAATCGCCCAGCCCCAGGTATTTCCAACTTCTATGGTGGTTACACAAACAGTGCGGCTTCACAGATTGTGGATAAGAACAACGATGAGCTTATGAAGTACGGTTTCCGCCCAGAAGATCGACGTGGTAAGGCGAATCGTATGGGTAACCCAGGACGTATGAATGTCAGAGAGTCTGCGCTCAAGCAAGGTGGTCGTCTCACAGCGGTTCGTTCCGATACTTCACGTATCGATGGTCGTATGAATGCTGCGAATGGTGGTTGGACTCAGAACTATCAACAAAAGCCTTTCCATCAATTCAACGCATACAAGGGTAATGAAAATCCAAACTCCCGAAGCTTGGATATTGCGAAGAGACAACTCCAGAACAACCCATTGGCACACAGCATTTGTTAGACAAATATCATTTTTTAGACAAAAACAATCATTAAAATATTGTACCTATATTTTAATGAAGGTTCATACCCTTGACATAGATAGTAGCGAGAGAGATGCGAATGTCTATCCACACTCAAATAACTATGTCATTACACTCGAGAATCCGATATATGATGTAACAAAGATTGCTCTTGTATCCGCGCGTATTCCAACACCACAATTGACTATATGTTCAACGAATAACACATTTAGTGTTGATGGAGTTAATGTTACACTCCAAGCTAATAATTATTCAAACGCTAC